TTTATTCGGGCTTTCATAATAGTTCTCCATAATTGCTCTTAGTTTTTTTGTCATATCTTTAGACAACTCTTTGCCGTCGTTAAACGGAGTGTCTTTTTCTATTGTTACGAGAGAGGTCCGTGTCCGCGAACACCATTCTTTTGTGTCATATTCATAACTCAGCACCACGTCGTGAAAGTCGTGTCTGTGCATATAGTAATCGACGTAAGCGGTTCCGTGGAAGCATTGGATTGTCCACGGCCTAGAAGTCTGGTTCATAGTTCTCCTCCTGTTTTAAACTGAAGGTATTGAGTGACGGTTTTTTCGTCATCAAATTCCATAAACATACGATCACCTACTGAGGCCACTCGTCTGGCAAATTCTGTCCAATCTTCGTCTGCTTCCCAATAGAAGGTAGCTAACGCTATCGTCCGGTGAGGCTTTTGATCCCGCTGCACGTCTGTCATGTCAAACGTATCGCCCCGATCAGTAGTTACAATTTCAACTTGAGCGGTCGCTCTGTCTACCATTGATGTTATACCCATTGTGTTCTCCGGTTTGGCGCTCCATTGTTGGAGCGCCTTTTGTTTCATTGTGCTTTGCAGACTTTTTGAATGCCTTGGTAGTCTAATTTTCCGTTAGCTTTGTGAACGGAGTATTCTATTTCGTCGTATTGTTGGCAGAATTTTTCTAAGGCGTTTACGGCTTGTTTTTTGGTTTGGTAGTACATGACGGTTTTGAGTTTGGTGAAGGTTGTTCCGTAGAGCAGGACCCATTTTTTGTCATGTTTAATTATTTGTGCGTACATTATTCATCTTCCTTTTTTCCAAGATAGGATAGGTCGAACCACTTGCCTCTATCGTCTAGTTCAGTGAAGGAGTGTCCTTCGGAAAAGTTGTAGAAGGTGTGGGTATATTTTTGTTTTTCTGCGGCGAAGAATTTATAGTTTTCATTTACGCCTAATTTCGACAACATTTGATTGGCTAGTTCGCAGTTTTCTTTGGCGTCTTTAAAGTTGTCTACTTTGTCGAGTTCTATCCAGACTCTTTTTTCTGACATTTTGTTCTCCATATGTAAGGCTGGCGTTAATCCGGCCTATTGTCAAAAAGCGTTGTAAGTTACTCTTACGAAGTAAGAGTACCATGTGTATGCGATAAAGTAAATGAGACAGATTGTCGCACCCTAAAGTATATAAAAATACTTTAGTTAAGAACACCCCAGACCCGTTGTCCGTGAACCCATTCGCTCACCACCAGACCCAAGCGTCGCAATCGTCTAAGGTAGTAGAGTGCGGCGTCGAGTTTCATTTTGGCCCGCTCTGCCACTTCGAGGTCCGTGAGCCACGATCCTTGTTTCATCACTTCGATTATGGTTTTAAATCCAGTATCCATCATTACGAAGGCTCCTGACGTATCGGTCGAGTTCTTCTGCTGCGGCCCAGTAGTTTTGGTTGGCGTTAGGGAGTGGTTCTTTAGCGAACCGCGCATCTTGGCATCTATCGACTTCTCGTCGGAGGAATTTTAATTCGGCTTGTTGTGCTGGATTGAGGTCTTTTTGGATACGTTTAATGTCTTCTTCTTGCATAGTTCTATTTCTTTCCTTTGTTCTTGAATAACCTCGAACTGGCGTTCTAGTTCGAGAAACTGTTGATCAATTTCGGAGAAAAGTTTAACTGCGTCGGGCATTGCTAACGTCTCCCAGCACTTTATCCAGAAACTTGTTAGCGTCTCTGTTTGCGTCTCTGACGATACGGGCGTGTCCATCATCCAGATTTATGCAGCGCACGATTTTGGGCAGCATAGCGTCCCAATCGCCTTGCATTCCGTATGACCAGATCATGTACGCAATCAGGGTAGACATTTCATCTGGGTTAAGTTGCGTTGGGCAAGCCTGTATGATGCCTTCTGCCACTTCTGATAGGTGATTACTCATGAAAGCTCCTCCTGTCCTTTAAACGTGATTTGATAGCGTCTGGCGCGGCCTAGAACCTTCTCTATTGGGTCGTTTGTTTCCGCCAATACTTCTTCCAGAGTATAACCTTTTTGGGACAATTCCAGAAGTTTTTGTGCGGCGAGTGAGCGGTTAATTTCCGAGAGCCGTGGTCCGCCGTTTTTGATTTTATGTTTGACGATACCGTAGTTAGGTTTTTGGCCTTCGTAGGGTTCGAGCATCCTTGCGTTTTCTATTTTTGCTAGGGTTTTCCAACGGTCCAGTAAGTCCATAGTTTCCTCCCAGAAACCTTTTAAGCATATGCATCATAGCTAGTGGGGATTTGGCTTGCACCAATTCCCGCAGCTTTCTGTTTTCTTCACAAACTCGTTTGTATTCGTCGCGGTGGATCATTGTTAGTGCCTCGTTTTTTTGGCTTCTTCTTTGCCTTCATCGCACAGATCGTCCCAATCTTTAATTATGTAATTTAGTTCGTTTGCCGTGCAGTATCCAACGAGGGTAAACATTTGGATTTCGTCCATTTCTGGTTGAATAACGAGGAGTAGTTCTCCTCCGTTATTGTCTTTGTCCAGAAGTCTTAATATGAAGCCATCAAAACTTCCGTCAGCCCATGCCATGCATCCGTCATCTGTGGTTGCGGTGCATGGGCCGACGATGGCTGACAGGTAGCTTATGTGCCAAGCCTTGTTGCTCATTTTTTTGTTACGGCGGCTTGTGCGGCGAGGAGAGCGGTTTCTTGTATGGTTAATCTAAGCTGGTCGTCGTTACTTAGGTTTGCTCTGTTTACCACTGTGTTTGCTCTGGTGATACCGTTGATAGCGTTACGTCTAATTCTACGTGTGAATTTTTTAGTACTGTGTACTTTTTTGCTATCGTCTAGTCGTTCGTATCCAGAGCCTCTGATGCATTCGAAGACGATGCCTTCGTCGCGTTCGAGGTATTTACGTGCGCTATGCAGCGCGGGCCGCAGTTCGTCTATTGTTTTAGACATTTCGTTTTCGATAGTTTCGTAGCTGAGTTGTCCGTTACAGTTACGAAACATATCGCATATTTTTATAGTTTGTGGTGATCTTTGGTACATTTAGTTCTCCTATTAGTTGGTTACGTTGAGTTGTGGTGCGCGGCGGGTAGCCGCGTCGAGTGGAGTTGAGTTGAGTTGCGCCGCGAATTGTCGAGTAGAGTGGAGTAGAGAATAAACAAATCGTTGAGCAGCGTTGAGCCGAGTCGAGGCGCGGTGCGCGGCGGGTAGCCGAGAGGAGACGCATTGCGTAGTAATAAACAAATCGTTGAGTTGAGAAGCATTGCGCGGCGTAGAGTATCGCTGAGGTTCGTTGCGCCGAGAAGCGTAGATAACAAACAAATCGTTGAGTAGAGTTGAGGGGCCGAGAGCCGCGTATCGATTCGGCGCGTTGTGATAAACAAATCGTTGAGTAGAGTTGAGGAGCCATTCGAGGCGAAGAGTAAAGCTGAGTTGAGTAGCGGTGTGAATAAACAAATCGTTGAGGAGAGTGGCGGGGTGCTGCGTTGCGTTTCGTTAAGGTGCGATTCGCAAAGCTGAGTTGCGCTGATAACAAACAAATCGTTGAGCGGAGTCGAGGGGCGGGGCGAAGAGAAGCGATGCGTTGATAACAAACAAATCGTTGAGCAGAGTCGAGATGCGTTTCGCAAAGCTGCGCTGAGCTGCGTTGATAACAAACAAATCGCTGAGTTGCGTTGAGCAGAGTCGAGGGGCGCAGCGGCACGCCGAGCAGCGGTGTAATAAAACAAAGTACCGCAACGCATGGCATTGTGATATGCGTTGCGGTTAATCATTAGTTTGTCCAGTTAAACTTTTTAGCTGTGAAGCGTCCGTTAATTCCGCCTTTTTCTGGACGGAACCTGCCTATGCCAATGCCTTTTCCTGCGGCGTTAAAGACTTCTTCGAACACTTCTCGTGTTATTGTGTCGTCCATTATGGTGAAGGACGCTTCTGTTTCCCATTTGTAAATGATTGGGAATGAACGCCAGACGCGTTTTCCGGAGCCCCTTACGCCGTCTGCGTTGGCGTTGATGCGGACTTTATCCACGTCTTCTTTGTGTACGCCGAGTGGCGCGTCTTCTAGGCAGATTACGTCTGCTTCGAAGTATTTTGTGAAGGTTGCTTTACCGCGTCCCGGTATTTGCATACCGAGTTTCTTTGCGGCGGCGGCTAGGGAAAACTTAAAGGCCATTGCTGGTATGACGATTTCGCCGTTTGCCCGCGTGGTGCATTTTTCCCGCCACGTTCTGATTTCATAATCGTCTGGTCGTTCTTTGGGCAGCTTTTCTGCTTCGTGCATTTTGGATTGTGAGTAAGGCGAGTCGCCTTGGATTGATACGGTCACGTTTCTCATTTTGTTCTCCTTTTGAGTTGAGTGTTATTTAGATAAAAGATGTATAGGATAAAGTCAACCCTATAAATACAAAAAACCCCAGACTGCCTGAACAATCTGGGGCGTATGTTTATTGGAGAACAAACATCAATATCTCATGAGGAGATACACATTACATACGCGATAATATGGGAGTGGTCAAGTTTTCTCGTAATGTTTTTGCAATTTATTTTGTACGGACTTTAGTTTGCTGTATTGGTCGAACATGAATCGCAGTTGACCGCTGATTGTTCGTCCTTCGATAACCGATAAAATTTTTAGTTCTCGGTATACTTCTACCGGAACGAGGACCGATTTCCATTTAGTTGTATCCATGTTATGCGCCTTTGTAAGAGTTTGTGGGATTATATACAACAAGGCGCTGATACACAATAAAAAACCCCCGCTAAATAAGCGGGGGAGTTAGAGAAGCAAAACATCAAGTCGCTTCGCCCCATGACGGACCTATTTCAACGTCACAAAGGCTAGGCACCTCTAATGGTACAGCATTTTGCATTATGTTTGCAACCTTTTCTGCCTCTTTTTTGGATTTAACAGACATAGCCAGTTCGTCGTGAATCTGAAGCATTGGCAGATAGCCTTGTTCGCACAAGTCCACCATAGCTTGTTTGGTCATATCCGCGGCGGACGCTTGGATCAGCCTGTTCAAGGCTTTGTATGTGTAAGCTCGAACGATACCCCCAGTGTGTCCATACTCTAAGATAGCTTCTTGATAAGGCATGGCCTTGAACATGCCGAAGCGTTTTGGTTCCCAGAGGTCGAACCGACACTTTCTGCCCAACAGAGAGCGCACATGGCCTTCGCTGTCTCTTCGTTGTAGGTGGTGTTGTACGCCTTGCATAAGTTCTTTCACGAAGGGCACTCGTTCGTGGTATTGGTTGATTAGGTTTTTGGCTTGTTCTTCTGGTAGGTCGAGTTCGACGGATAGTTTACCTACGCCCATACCGTACATAATACCGAGGTTTACGGTTTTGGCTTGTTTGCGTGGAATGTCCGCCATTTCTGCCACCATTGTGTGGAAGTCTGTGCGTGGATCATCTCTGTAGCTTCGTACAAACTCTTCAACGCCGCCGAGTTTTCTTTTTTGTGAGTTCCCGTAGACTTGCGCATAGTGAACCAAGATGCGCGGTTCTTGTTGGGAGTAATCGATAGCGGCCCATTGTTCGCCTTCTTCTGGCAGAAACAGGGACCGGATCATGGGTCCTATCTCGGGGTCACGGGCGGGGATTTGTTGTAGGTTTGGGTTGTTCATGGAGAAGCGTCCGGAGACAGTTCCTCCGGAGTCTGATCGGATTTGGTTGATGTGACTGTGTATACGTTTGTCTTTATTGCAGAAGTTCAGGATGTTGTTGATAAACGTGCCGGATGTTTTGTTGAGGTTCCGTGCTTGTACGATTAATTTAGGTAACTTATCGGGATGTTCTGACAAGAACTTCTTTGTGAAGGACGGGGAGCCCTTTTCTGTTTTAAAGTATTCTATGCCCATTTTATCGAAGGCTTTGGCTATGGATGCTGCGGCCCAGATTTCTATGTCGCAGCCGGAGATGCGTTTTATTTCTTTATGGATTTCTTTTTCGCGTTTTAGGATCGCGTTCCGCGTTATTTCTGCTTTGTCCATATCGACGCGGATACCGCGCCATGTCATTTCGACAAGGTTTGGTAGCAGGTCAAGTTCGAGTTTGGTTACTCGTTGCAGGTTTTCTTTTTCTATTTTTATGGACAGGTAGTTCCAAAGCTTCAATGTGATTTCAGCATCGTT